TGCAAGAATAGCAATGTTATATTCTTCATTGAACAACACTGAATGTAATAGCAATGCCGCAATTGTAGTGGTCTTACCACTCTGACGAGGCATCTTACAAATAACAAAACGGTTATTATTTACTTGTGTAATAATATCCTTCTGAAAAGCATATGGTGCAAAAGGAATAAAACCCAAGTCTACGTTAACAATCTTAACGTATTTTTCGATAAAATATAGGGGGTCTTTAGCACACTTTACCCATTCTTCAATCTGTTCTTGAGTAAAGTCAACGGTAATGTTTGCTCTTTTTAGGTTGGGATTACCTAGATAATTCTCACTCATCTTGAATCTCGCCCTTTGCAAGTTTCATAAGATGTTGTTGCAAATCTTTAGTGCTTCCCACAAACATAGTGTTGTTTTGTACTTGGGTACGAGGACCTGCGTAATCTTCTTTTTCTAATTCTTTCTTTTGCTTATGTAGGTCAAGCAAGTCTTTGTTTGCTTCAACCATATTTTTAATAAGCGTACTTGCAACCTCATATGCACGAGGTTGTTCAGATTCGGAAGCAAGACGCAAGATACCATCTACTGCTTCTTCTCCACGTTGGATTAGTCTTGCAATATTTTCTCTTGCAGTATTGAAATCATCATCTCTTTCAAGTCCAGTAATGTCCTTGTCCTTCACGACTTCAACTACTTGGTGATACTCTTCTTCTGCTTTAACTAGTTCTGTATTGATATTCAATACGTCTTCAATTTTTTCGTCTACCGATTTTTTCATCTGTCTTCACCTTATGCATTATGGTTCACCTGACTCAGTTGATTGAGTGAAACCAAAATCACCAGTTAGTAATCCGTCACTAGGATTGTCTGCGGTCTGTGTTGTTACACCATCTGCCAAGGACGAACCATCTGGATTTGTATTATTTACGGAAACAACAGTAGAAGAAACAAGTTGTCCACCCTTAACTGCACCGTACATGTTACCTTTCATTGAGAAAGATAGTGTCCAAACAATAGAACGTCTTGTTTCAAAATCACCATCGTAAATATCTTCTTGTGTAAGACTATTTAGTATAATCGGAATGTCACGAGTAACATCCAATTCTGGGAACTCTTTAATCGTAACAGTGAAATGGGGGGTGAAGTATGGTAGAATCTGTTCTAGAAGTTGAGTACCATCATCCGCATTCTTAACCATAATATACAACGAAAAATCAAAGTTATATGGTACTGGCATGTATGCGTACTTGACTCCCTCACCATCTTTCTGGTTGGAAATTCTACCCAAAGAACTTAACTTTCTCTCTGAGTCATATGTCAAGTTGTCCATCTCAAATGCCATGCGAGGAAGAGACATTCCGCTATCTTGCTGGAATCCGCCCGCATCTAGTCTTGCTAAAAACTTTTGTTTTGGTCCGTATGAGATAGGGACTTTACGTCTTTCCTTCTCATTACCGTTTTCATAAAAATCACGCACATACAAATTGTTAAAGAGGTTACCAAATATGATAACCATCTTCTTAATAGATGCATGATAGAATGTATGTCCTAATGCCATTAGTAATCCTCACTGAATGGATTGTCTTCTGTGAAGTCAATGATACTATCTGCTTGAGTTTCAAGTGTCTTGTTGTCTGTATCACCAACTGCTTCAGGGAATACCATAGTTTCTTTCACGCCTAAGACATATGACGCACCACTAGTGTCGCCAATAACAGTATTACCGCTTGTAAAGTTACCTGATACGGATTTTACTGTAAGAATATCTGTGTCTGGATTCCAATCTGATACGACTGCTTGTGAAGTTGCATTTGCAAGGTCATCACCTTGGTAGACTGATTCCCCAAGAGTGAAGTCTCCAGAACCTGAACCCAATGTTAGTTGGATAGTGTATATTTGGGCAGTGATATTATCGTCAATCTCTTCCACACCAGTTTCAATTGTCTCGCCAGAATATGAGAATAGTTCTGTGGACAATCTGTAGATATATGCTTTACCTATTTGATAATAAACTTCCTCATCCTCTACAAACTTAATCTCCATGATAGCATCCGTAAGGGGGAAGTATAGTAAGTCACCTTCTCTTGGTACGTTAAAACCAACATTCGCAGAAGTTGCTTCTTCCGCAAATCGAGTGACTGATATAATAAAATCTTGAGTATCTTTAATCTCAACGCCAAACTTTGACAACAAGTCTCCATCCCCTTGGAAACCATCGACACCTTGAATGTATGCTTCAATGGTAAACTCTTCATCAAATACTGAGTTTCTTACTTCATTGAAGATATCATCAACGTATGCGTAGGAACGAGGAATGTAGCGCACATCTTGTCCATAGATTTGAATGGACTCAACCACCAAATCGTTGGTTAAAGATTGCTCTTCGACATTTGTGTAAAAGTTGAAATGAGGATTAGTTGCCATGCTTCATCACCCTTGGAAGAAGTCTACTGGCAATTCATGTCTTAATTGCATCTGTTCTTCTAGTTCTGCAATTTCAGTTTTTGCTTCATCTAAGATAGCACGACCATTCATGGTGACACCACCTGGTAGTGAAATGCCCTCATATTTTGACACGTTCATACCCCACTGTTCTTTAACGAGTGCGGTACAATATTCTCTTAGGAATCTATCTCCCCAAATCTGAGGAAAAGTTGTTGGGTCAATAACCTTATAGCATTCGATAATAATGTATGAATCTACTACGAGATTGTCAGACCAATTCATGTCCATGTAAAGTCTGTCAGTATGTCTTTCATGTCTAATTGGTGTAGTACCATTAAACAAGTCGTCAAGCATCGTTAGATGTTGGCGCATAGAAACATATTGGGATGCAGATACGGAAGTGAAATCGAATACGTCATTTAGATGCATCTGATAACGCACATCAAACATGCTTGAAGATGCGGTTCCGTCATCAATGCTTAATACACGCACAACAGTAGTCACACTATTGTCTAGTGAGATATACTCGTTGTCGATATCTGCTTGAGTGACTTGATGCTTGACGTAGGTACGAGTGATTGCGTCAGAGTGATATTCTTGAAAATACTCTAATGCATCATCTATTCTGTCTTCTACTTGTTGGTCAGACACGTTAATTTGAATAACGCCCTTACCTAATTTTCGAAGGCAATATTCCTTAAAGTCTGCTCTAGATGTGGGTGTTGCCATAATTCTCCATACCTTTGATTTAATGGTTCTCTATAGTATTTATCACACAACGAACCACCACACAAAAAGAAGTGTGGGGGTTTCCCCCCACACTGTTTTCTTACGCTTGTGATTCAGACCAAGAAATCTTACCAGTTACGAAGAATGGTGCGGTACCAGAGATACCAGCAGTTGACTGTGGTTGAACCGCAACAGTCAACAAGTCAGGACCGTTCGGGAACACACCGTCACCACCTAGAATTGAGTTACCAAGTTCTAGTAGTTCAGTCAAGTCGATTTCGATAGAACCAGCAGATGCTTTAACTGAGTAGATTGTAGTACCGCCCTCTAGAGTATCGCCATGGTTATGGTCAATAATCTGTGATAGAGATGGAGATTCTGCACCTTGGAATTCCGCATTTGAAGGAATTGCGTTAAGGATTAGGAACACTTCCAAGTCATCGTTTGAGGTAATACCAGCACTTCTTAGTCGCAACTGCATACGGTTAACGATTTCACGCTCACCAATTGCACCAGTTAGTGAAGAGTCAACGGAAGGCGCAAGACGTAGTGAAACCAATGGAATTGGTTGGTCAAGAGCAATCGCAGTAACTTCACCGTTGGTGATAGTTGTACCAGAAGCAATATCTGCAAATGATGGTTCGTTGTTACTTGCAGGGTATGAAGTGTACACTTTAGAAGACGCACCATCCAATTTAACCTGTGTAACATAAGTTCCTTCAGGGAATGTGCTTCCTTGAGAAATCTGTGAACCAACCACGGTTGCAGTAGCACTTGCAAGTGTACATGGTAGGGCGTATACGAACACACGCTTACCGTTCAATGTGATAACATCGAATGATGAAGTCGCATTTGTGTCAAAGGTTCTGCTTGCACCGTTGGTGAAGGCGAAAGGTTTACTGTTACGAGAGAACAAGTATGCCTTATCGTCATCGAATCGTCCATCCATGATGATTGAGGTACCGAAGTGGAATAGTGTTGGCGCAGTAGTTGCGTTAGGACCATTCTCAATCTCATAGCGACCTGGAAGGTTACCAGAACGGAAGTATGATTCGCCTAGACGGTTGTTGTGGATGAACTGGTGGACGTATCTGATATGACCGTTTCTGTCTTTGAAACCGAAACGAACTTTACCAGCACCGTACCAAGAGTAATCCGCATAACACATCTGAATCTTAGTTGTGTCTAGTTTGTAACCAGTAGGACCGTGTCCATCACACTTGTCGATGTTCCACTCTGCTTGTTCTACTTTGCGGTCTTCTGTCTTAGTTGCTTTAATACCAGAAGATGTTACACCACGATATGCAGGTTGTACAACCATACGCAAGTCACTTGATACTTCAACAACTTTGTATGACTGTCCACGGATAACAACCTTATCACCTGCGTTTACTTGAGTAGTAAACGAAGTGTTGTAACCAGTAACAACTTGTGAGTTACGAGTTGCAGTTACAGAACCTGCCAACTGAGTTGTAGATGAACGAACCACTGTGTAGATTTTCTGACCATCGTATTCGAAGAAGAATCCGTTTTGGTCATCGAACATACCAGCACGAACATATGAATCAGTCCAACCAGCACGAGTGTATGCAGGGAAACCAGATGCTTTTGCTTCATCTGGTACTGAACCCATTTCATACTCAAATGAGAATGCGTCAATCAAAGCAGAAACTTCAAAACGTCCATTATATGGGTTGTTTGCACCAGCAGATACTTCTGCACCGCTTACGGTAACAACGTCACCTACTCTCAAGTTATGTTGTTCTTGAGTGATAACACGAGCAGTTGTTGAGTTTGACTTAATCAACTCACGCATAATACGAGGTGGGTTGAAGTTAATTGCAAGTGAGTTTTGAATACCCTTACCAGATTGGTAACGGAAGTATTTACGAGACTGACGAACAATCTTAGAGTCAGGTGAGGTACCAGCAGTAATATCAACACCACCGTCAAATGACTTGTGGAGTGAGTAACCGTCTGGACGTAGCATCAACTGAGTGGTGAAGAAATATTCTGAGGCAGAGGAAACTGTCTCTGCGAATGTTTCAAACACACGCATCTCTTCGTTAGTCTGAATGTCACGAACTGTCATTGAGTACACATAATCAGCGCCTTTAACGAAGATTTTGTCAAAACGCTTAAAGGTTGTCAAGAACTTGGTACCAGAACCAGTAATGGTTGATTCACCACTGTTGAAGGTGACAAGACCTTGACCAAGGATTGCTTTAACCAATGAACGTGCTTTTAGTGTATGAACACCAGTTTGTGAAGTAAGACCAGTTTCAATGTTATTCAATGCAGAGTCAGAAGAAACTGCAAGTTTAATTTTGGTTGAATCCACAACAATGACGTTAAACAGATTGTCGGTTTCATCTGTCAACATTGAAGTGTTACCAACACCTGGGTTATATGAAACAATCTCACCAGTAATCAAGTTGTGTTCCGATGCGAAAGTGATAATACCAGTAATTTGGTCAATGTCAGTACCAGTAAATTCATATTCACGAGCAGGAATCTTGAAGTCTGTTTCAAGAATAAACTCATCTGGTGCTGGAATTTGGTCAATAATTGCAAACACACCATCGTATGCACCACGGAGTGAGTCAACCAAGAATTCTTGTTCGCCCTCAATACCAGTTGAGTCAATAACAACAGTACCAGTTGCACCAGTGATGATGAATCGAATTTCCCACCAGTTGGTCATAGAACCGATACGTCTGTTGATTCGTGAAGTTGGGTCAAAGGTTACATTGATACCTAGAACACCACCGTTGTCAACCAACAATGGAGTAACATCTTTAGTTACCCATGTTGAATCGTTACGGAAGGACTGAGTATCAGCACCACCAGTACGACCAATGAAGTATTCAGTTGTGTCTGCGAAAGTAATTTTAACGTATTCACGAGTTTCGTTGAAGTCACCACGGTATTGAACACCAGTGATTGACGCACCAGTTGGAGTAATACCAAGTGGAGTTTCGAAGTCGATGAATCGGTTAGAAATTGTATTGTTGTTGGCAGCGCCTGTTGTTGCGGTAGTAGCACTAGCAGAAGTGTCAACAGTTTGAGTGAGTGTCAAACGAGAGTCGTTTACACGGTTCAAGTTGTATGCAGTAGTGTTAGTAACACCAGTTAGAATGTCTGATACGATGTAGTAATCGAATGAAACGAAGTTACTATCTGTATCTGGGTTTCCAACAGAAATCGCAAGGTCATAGTTATCGTCTGACTGCAATTGTCCAAAGACAGTAGCATCATTAGATACAGTAAACGTGATAGTACGAATGTCTGCGTCAGTTGCATCGTCATATACAGGAGTAATGTCTGTAAGTACGGTTGCACCGCTTGCGACTTCTGACCAAGTACCACCATCTTTTACCCAAAGACTTGGACGGTCATCTGTTGCAACAGAAGTCAAATCTGAAATATCAAATTGATATGCTTGGTTTCTGTAGACACGAACTTGTGCATTTGGAGCATTTTCGCCAAGGTTCTTACCGTTTAGAGTAATTGTACCTTCTGCTTCTAGCGAACCTGTGTAGACAACTGTTGCTTCTTCATTGTTACCAGAAGCAAGATAAGTTGCTTGTGATTGTGCAACAATCTTGTGGTTGTTCACATAGATTGTGTTATACAAGTCGTTTTCTTTGTTGAAAGTGATTGTAAAGTTGTCTGGGAAGTCCACAATATCGTCTGTATTTGGAGCAATATCCAATGTAATACGGAACAAGTCGGGTGATACTGTAGCAACAGTTACGTCAAATTCTGCAGCATCAATTGTGGTTACCGCACCAGAGGATGACGCAAATTTGAAACGTTGTCCAGCAGCATAGTCTGTTGGGTCAACGATAACAGTTGCAGTTTGTCCAGATTCAATACCGTGTGCAACTTCATAAATTGTGTTGCGGTCAGCATTAAGGTTCTGAGAGAACATGTAGTAAACATGTGAACCTTCACCAGCAGACAAGTAAATCAAACGGTCTGAGTCATCGCCCATGTTGAAGTTGATTCGGAATGAACCATCTGATAGAACGTTTCGACCAGAGATTAGATGTTGTCCAGCAGATGAGAGTACGTTTGTACGAACAGGTTTAACTGTACCGTAACGAGAGTTTGCGTTATCTGCACGAGTTGCATATAGGTCACGAGCAGCATCCGCATCAACTGCACTGCCACCAGGTGTCTTACCTACGAAAGCAAGAACACGGTCTGGGTTAACACCACCAAGACCATAACCGCTTGGGTCAAGTGCAAGGTCAGCACCAGAATCCGCATAGAAGTTTGCTTTGAATAGTGCTTGTGAAGTTGGGTCTAAATCTAGACGGAAATACCATGTAACCCATGAAGAACCGCCAATCAAGTTGCTTGATTCGTTCAAGTCATAACGCAATGTACCAGCACCGTTACCGTATGTTGAACTTGTGCTTAGATATGCAGCAGTAACGTCAAAAGCATCGTTCATTTCGCTTGCAGATTCATTATCAATATAGAATGATTCTGGGTTGTTAGGACCTGTACCGATTACGAAAGAACCGTTACCTTCTGGACGATAGAATGTGACTGTTGAGAATTCGTTTGATGCTTCAAGGTCACCGCCACCTTCACCAACACGGTCAAGGAAGATACGAGTACCGTTAGCAATCAAATTCGCCAAATATCCACTGTGACCACCAAAGAGGTTACCAACATAGAAACTAAATTGGTTTTCGCCATCCATCTGGTTACGCATTCTTGCAGAAGTTACTTTGTAACGGTTTGCAGTTGTTGCGGTTGAAGGACCTGCGAATGCTTCGTCAGCAGTACCATAGTTGGTAGAGTTTGCTTGTGACGCTTTGTTGTACTCAGTGTACAACTTGTCCATACGGTTATATTCTTCACGAATCTTATATACGAGACCTACACGACAAGTACCTTTAGCGTTTAGAGGTTGTGAAAGAGTAACCTCTGAACCAAGAGTATAGTTTGAGTGTAGTTTGATTAGGTTTTCATCAATAACTTCAACGAAGTATACTGTACCATCATTCAATCCCATATCGCTATCGCCAAGTACAGGAGTATTGAACAATAGACAGAAACGGTCACCCAATCCATGTCCTACCCACTCTAGAGTATTGTTTGCAACATTAACATATGTTGGGTCAATGTAATGTGAGTGAGTTGATTGGTGGTCCCAAGTTACTAGTTTGTTTTGACGGACGTTTGCACGACCAGTGTCTTCGTTTGCAACAACATCAATAGAAGTTGTGAAAACTGAATCAGTATCAATATATGGACGACCATCAGGAGCAGTTGCTTGTGGGTCAGAAATAATTAGAGACTTTGGTCCAATTGTATTGCGGAGATAAACTTTAGTACCTAGAGCAAAACCGTGAGTTTCTTCTGTGGTAACATCAATCTTGGAAGGTGAACCACCATCTGTTTGTGCGCCATCAATTACGGAAATTGGGAGAGGACTTCCTTCAAAGAATTTCGCAGGAACGATAGTAGTATAACCACCAGAGATATCACCAGTAGTTGTTGCTGGAACGTCTAGTTCGAAGAAGAATGTGAAATCACCGTCAACACCAGAGATGGTGAAGAAACCTTCTGCTTGATAGTCATCCAAACCTTGAACTGAAACTGGGTTACCCAATTCCATACCATGAGCAACACTTGTTGTAACTTTAACTTGCTTGGAACCCGCAACTGCGTCAACAGACAAGATACCATCAATTGGTTTGTCACCAGATGAAGAGTAAACAGTAGGAATGTTGTTTACGGATTGAAGTGTTTCCCACTTAGTTGACTGTAGACCATATTCGAAGTCGGTGTCAATCAAGTTACCTGGGTTGGAAACACGAATTTTACCAACACCGTCTAGAAGGTCTTCTGCGACTGTTACTGCTTCGTTTTCTACGTCTACGAATACTTGGATTACGTCACCAACCGTGATATCTGCATCATTAGCAGTATCATAATCTAGGGTAACTGTAGTTAGTTCTGTTGCTTCTGAGAATGCAACGGAACCCATGAAGTTTCGTGAATTAAATTGATACAGAGTCTTCGCAGCAGTAACGTCCGTAATAAGAAGAATATTCTCCTTGTGGTGGTTACCAGTGAACGAGACTGTACCATTCGCCTTGTCGAAAGTGACATATGCTGATGGAATTAAATGTCTTGCCATTTGTTTTTTTCTCCCAAAGAATTTTTACATTAAGATTATAAATCTATTTATACAACAAACTTAACCGCCAAAACCAATATGATATGCGGTAATATAGTCACGAATGTCTATATCTTGCACTCGTAGTGTACCACGAATATTGATATCGTCAGCAAGTTTGCTTGATTGAACTGCTTCATCTGCAATACGGACAGTTGTAATTGCGCCATCAGCATCCAAAACGTTTACGACATTGATAATGTCGTTTGTTCTAGTTACCCATTGAGTAATAGAGTTTGAGTTGTTAATTGTAGAGATTGCCATATGATTCTCCTTGGTTATCCTTTATTTATAAGTTGACTGAGCATAGATTTAATGTCGCCTATATCTGCTTCTAGACTATTTAGGCGTTCTTCATTTCTCTTTGCTTGCTCTCGGAGTTTTTTCTTTTCCAGATACTCCTCTATCGCCTTATCGTCAACACGGAATAAAGCACCAGAATACTCATCACGAACCAAGTCATCTCTTTCTACCACCCCCAAGAACTGTTGTTCTTGAGGGGGTTCAAACTTCTTCTCTACCAAAGTCTTATCTGGCATTATGTACTACCTGTTAATACTCTCAAGTCTTGACAATATGGGACTCTTGATTTATTGTCTGTGAAGAGACAGACTTTAATTGCAAAAGTCACAAAGTTATTAAATTCAACACCATCGTTGTTTGTATAATGGACGGTACCGTCTGTGGGTTTCCATTCTAGGTCAACCGTATCACCAATATACTCAGAATATGTAGAAGAATTTTGTGAAGTCATTCTAACATATGGTGTTTCATCGAATGCAAAATCATCACCTGGTGCAAGTACCTTGTAGTAAACTGCAATTTCAGAACCACGAGGTTTGTAACAACGCATTCTCACTGAGATGTTATCAGAAGCAACACGGTCTTCTGGAATTGTTACTTGCTTAGTAATGTATCTTGCTTTAGCGTTACCACCAAGTGCGCTTGTCTCACCAAAGATGGAGAATACAGGAGCAACTTCGCCAGAACCCGAAGCATCAACAGTCAACACTGGTGTTTCGTAATACTTCGAACCCTTGTTAGTAACACGGATACCGATTAGGTCACCTACATTATATAGTCCTTCAAATTGGGCGGTATCTTCAACAACAAGTGCTTCACCTACCCAACCAGAACCAACACCTGTCATAACAAGTCTACCGTTAGCAGTAGTTGGTGGGTCTGCTGGGTCATACCCTTGACCTGGTGCAATCATCACAATATCCTCAGAAGAGATTGAACCATCATTGATTTGTTGGTCAATGAATAGTACACGACTTGGTTCAATGTCTACCACTGGAGAAACGTCTGGGTGAGTAGAAGACAAGTTGTACTTCAAGAAGAATGTACCTGCTTCAGGACCCGCTGCCATCTCTCTGTTCAAGAAGACGTTATCATCTGGAATGTATTCAGTCCAGAAATTGTCGATTGCTTCCTCTGGTTCCAAATCTTCGTTTGAACCATTGGTAAGGTTTGTACCCTTGTAGTAGTATTTAATTTCAGTTGCATCACTTGGGTCAATTGTCTCAACCATAGTTTTGAACACTTGATATGGATACAATTCTTCCATTTCGTATTGTCCAAGAACTGCCTCACCAACAGCAGAGGTATCAAAGTTCGCCTTGTACATACGGAACATCAAGTCCATTGTCTGTTCAGCAGTCCAAGTAGATGCGTTCTGAGATTTGAACAAAGAACCAGCATATGGTTGCTCTGTGATTCGGTTAGACGAACCAAGAATCTCTTTACCCATCTCTGAGATATAAGTCTCATAGTTGTTAGAGTTAGACAACAACACCATTGCATATTCACCTGGTTCTAGATATACTGGTGAAGGGAATGCTACGGTTGTTGGAGCAGCAAGAACTGATTCGTTATCGAATGGATTCTCTGGCAACACAACATCCGCAGGTGGGATATCCACTTTACCAAACGGAACAACAAGTGCGCTATCTGGGTAACCGTTATTGGTAGGACGAATCTGTACGGATACAGGTAGGTCACTATCCTTAGTACGGAAGAACAAGTCTAGTTTAGTGATGAACACACCGTTAGGGTGCTTAGTTGCATCAACTAGGAATGATTCTGCCACAGGGTCATACCATCCAACAACTCGACTAGAAACTGCCCTCTTAGTAACCCTTGTTACCGCAGAACGTACTGTACGAGTTTGTGTAACAGTCTCACGGATAAGACCTGGTACACGAGTCGTAATAGTGGTGTTCTGCATAACCTTCTTCTGTCCACTTGCACGATAAGTCGCATCAGCAGAAGTAGTTGCATCCACTGGGTCTGCCTTGTTAGGGTCATCTAGAACACGGAAAGTACGCTCACCAGTTTTGAATCGCAATCCATTCTCGCCTTGGTTTGGAAGGTTAAACACACCAACCAAGTTACCAGCGGCATCAGTTACAAGTGCATCGCCTTCTTCAGCAGTAGTAATACCACTCAAACGTGCAGTAGGTGGTGTACGAGATACAGTTGCACCATCTGCGTTTTGAGTCTGAACAATAGTACCCTTAATCTCAAGTGTACGAGAGTTGTCAGAAATAATCTGGTCAATCTCTGCTTGAGTACCTGGATTAGTTTCAGTAATAATATCATCTACTGTGCGCTTAACATCATACGTTGCTTGGAACTCAAACTTAATTTCGTAGAAGTTACGCATTGGTCCTGGACCGTAGTTAACCGAACCAGTTGGGTTCAACCAAACACGGATGTACTGCTTACCTTTAACTTCATAAACACCTGCAATGACGTTACGTCCAGTAGGATATGAAGCAGTCCAGTTAGTATCAGTCTGCCAGTTAGAAGATGCACGAACACCTGGGAAGCGACCAGCAAGGAAACGGTTTGTTCCCCAACGCCACCACCAACGTCTACGCCACCAACGTCTATGCCATCTATAGCGATAGTCTGGGAATCGTACAACGATATATTCAGAACTTGCGTTCAAGTCACCACGGACTTGAATGCCAGTAACACGAAGTGTCTTAGCAATAATTTGGTTTCCGTTAACGTCATTACCTAGAATATCACTGACATTGTAAGTCTTAACAATACGTCTACGGTGTCTACGTCCAACTGCTGGAGACCACTTACCAGAAGTGGTTGCTTGTTGAATGATGGTACGCTTAACGATACGAGTAGAGAATGTTTGCTCAGAAGTCAAACCTTCAACAACAAGTTTTCCGCTAGAACCATCGTGACCTGCAACAACGTTACCACGCCCTAGAATTGTGTTAGGGTCATCAACGTCATATACAACAATTTCTTCTTTCTCTAGGAAACGTCTTTCATATGATTCTGCATCTGGTGCATAAGTCAACTGAGTACCAACGATATCTAGAGTGTTTGCAGGTTTACAGTACGCAGAAACATCTACGTTATCAAACCATGCCCAACAACGAGTATTTGGTTTCATTCCAGAGATTGTGAAGAATACTTCTTTTGCTCTCATCCATGGAATGATTGTAATATCTACAACCTTGTTACCCAAAGACTTCTTAACAGTTTTCATACCCCAACGAGTACGAACACCAGTACGAACCTGCTTACGAGTTGTTACTGTAGTTTGACGAGTAACAGCAGAGGTTCTACGAATAACCGCACGACCACGAACAGAACGTGAAGCAGCAGAAGTAAATGATGGGTCACGCCATGTGCTTGAACTGATACTTGTCTTGGTGTTTGTAGTTTTACCTGTCCAAGTTGTCTGCCAGTTGTTCCATTGAATACCAACACCATTTCTGCGGTTTGCACGAGTGTTGCGGTTCATGTTAGCAATAATAGCACGATATGCATCGTTCTCACCACCGATGTTTACGTTAACTGTAGGACGTTGTTCTGTCTCAATCCAGTTATCGGTATGAGGTGACAATTCCATTGTACCCAAGAAGGATGCAATGTTGTATGGGTTAACGTTAATTGCTTTAGAACAAAGTGGAATATCAACAAACAATTCAGGTGTATATGGTAGAGTAATCAACTCACCAGTTACTTGAACGTCATTTGAAGAGTCTTCATCATACTCCATTGAAGATTGGTATGTCTCAAATGGTGGACGAAGTTCACCTTCTTCAAAGTCGATAGAACAGTCATGGTCTGCGTTAGATACGTCACCAATTTGGTGTCCGTTGAAACCATCAACGAGCATACCAGTTTTTAGACCAATTGAACCATCTGGGTTTGTAATTGTTAGAGTGTCTGCTTCTGTTTCTAGAGCATTCAATACAGTCATGTATTCTAAGTCTTGTAGACGAACTTCAATATCCGCAATATCACGAGAAGTGTAGTTCTTCTGTGGGATATATTCATGTAGTACGTCATCTGCCTCAAATGTATATGCTGGAACATCCAATAGGAAGAGCGTCATTGTGCGCTCTGCTTCAGGTGGATATTCTGGGCGAAGTGAAGACACACCTTTGATTAGGCGAAGTTTTTCATCTTCTGTAATTACGAGTCTGTCTCTACGGTCTAGGTAGTATGAGAAGTCAACATCAACAGTAGACGTTGGAAGTGGTAGTAGTGAACCTTCCAAGTCAGTGTATGTTGTGATGTTTGAACCAGCGGCATCAATAACATCGCCAGAGATTAGTGCATCTCTACGTCTGCCACGGAAGTCAAGAACGTTTCTTAGTTCATACAATTGACCAGTAGTAGTTGAACTGAATTGTGGAATTTCTGCGTAGTCCACATCAGTATATGAGTTTACTGTGAACACACCAGTTTTACCAGAGGTAATGTGTTGGAAGTATCTAAATTGTACAACCAACTGTCCTACTGGTTCTGTGCTTCCAGCATTAAATGTGATTGAACCATAGTCATAGTAATTATCTTTTTGACCACTATTCAAAGTATAGTTTGATGCTACGTTAGGGAATGCAATTTCGCCTTCTGCATCAACCAAGTTACCACCCTCATCAACAGTATAGTCAGCAATTGTGATACCTTCTGCAAGGTCACCAGAATCCCACATACCAACAATCTTCCAAATGTCAGATGTGTATAGAGATTGTGTTGGGTTAGTTCTGAACGATGGAGTCTCAATAGTTAGAGTCTTAGTCGCAGTTGCTTTTGATTTTTCTGCACCATTGTTTACGTTTAGTGTAGCAATGACGTTGAATGTAGTACCAGTAGTTGGTGCTACTGCATTACCACCTGGGTCTGTCGCTGGGAACTGAACACGAAGAACGTCTGCTGAATCGTCTGGACGGTTAAGGTCAATTGATAGATTGACACCAGAACCATATCCCAAGTCAACAATGTCACCAGGACCGTATGTGTAACCGTTGGCATCGGTGAAACCACCAGATGCAATTTGTACTGTGTAGTAAAGTTGTGCTACTGTATTTGAAATTGTACCACCGCTTGGGTAGAACAAGTTGTTGCTATCAGCAGAAACAATAGGTGCTGAGTTTACAGTATCAACTAATGTAATATTAGTAAATAATTCTTGATATGAATAGTCAAGGTCATCTTGACCACCTTCTGAACCTAGAAGACCACCACTCTTAATTGAACGAATATTTTCATATGGTAGTTCAAAGATTAGTGTGTTGAAACCTGGTTCGAAGAGGATTGCTGCGTTATTTTCTTCTTCATCAAATTTACCGTCAACTGCAATTCGTGCAGATACATCAAATGTGTATACACCTGAATTTAGAATCGGAACAACTAGTTGCTCAAGGTCATCAAAACTTCCTTGAGTGATTTTAACTTCATAGATGTAAGTACGGTTTTTAATGTCTACTTCATTACCATTTCCAAAGTCTGTGATATCCTTTTCATGGAAACGCATCATTCGAACTTTGGCAGTACCCAATTTCAATAGTGAGTATGCTGCTTCTGGAATAGAAGTACCCACTGCCATTGAGTTATTTGTGTCACTTGTAGAGAATAGTTGAACAGTACCATCTGCATTGAAAATGTCTATATCAACATTTGTTTGGTCATACTGTGTACTTATCCATTCTTCTTTAGTAGCAGAAGCATAGACATTATTGATAGTAGTAGTACCTTCTAGTCGGTACCATCTTTCTCCAGCAGTTGTGTCATCCCAATAACCTTTAATTACGCCCCAACGATTACCGCCAGACAAACCAATACGCATAACGTTAGTTCCGTCTGTCTTAACAACAGTTTCAGTTGAAGTTGCTGTAAGGTCTGTATTACCAGTTTTAACCCAAAGTGTATAAACATCCTCTAGGTCACTGTTAAGAGTTAATAGGTCAACTTGCTCTTGGTCACCAACAGAGAAAACCCCATAGTGACGGTTTGTGATAACATAGTTACCGAATTCAACACCAATGTTGTTACTTTCTGCCACATCATATTCTCGTGCCTTATCAAAAGGAATAAGAGTCTGTAGTGGAGTTTCAAATTCTCGACCAACAACATACGCACGACCTGGACCAACATCCAAAGTCAGTTTTGTATCATCGCTAATATGGTCAATAACATCAAGTGTGAATGGTTCGACAACAAAGTTACCGTGAATATCATAGATGGTTCTTGCTAGTTCATCGCCAAGCGCTGAGTAAAGCGGGAACTTAACATGCTTTTCAAGTCCACCTTGATTAAAACGTGCAATCTCAATAAAGTCAATATCAGAAGTACCTGCGATAACATCCGCTGGGTCATTTAGGTTCGTAAAGACTTCCTTACGAATCAACTCCAAATCCATACGGTATCTGTGACCACCTGGTGCGGTATAGTTATAAGAACCTTCCGCTGGGTCTAGTAGTGTGTTATCATCATCTTCGTCAACAATTGTATGTGTAACATCCAAACCAACACGACAAGTCGCAGGATGGTTACCGTCATACTGAGATGCAATTGGAATTGTTTGTGCTTCCACAAACACGAAGTGGTCATTAATATAAAATACACCATCATCAATAGATACAAGTGTTGCTTTACCTTCTCTACCGCCGCCCACAACACCAGTTTGCACTGAGGATGAAACCTCAAGCAAAGGGGTTTCGAGACTGTCGGTCTCTAAGTATAACCACTCAGTACCGACAGTCCCAGAACCCGCCACTAGTGTGACGAACAACAACGGAGGTGAAGTATCCGTAGCAGCACGAAAATCATTAACGAACCAACGACAACTCTCAAACTCTGTAAGAGGGAAGTTTGCATTGTTTTTAGAACGAACAAACTTACCTTTCAAAGATTGAAGGGTTGCTAAACTAACTTCCTCACCTTCAAACTGTCCTTGCAAAACGATATACTGTGCATTCTCGTTAATAGAGGACATAGCACCATACACAATGCTACCGTTACGGTAAATACCTTCACCGAAACGTCCAATCTGATTTTGAATAATAGATTGGAGTTGGGTCAATTCCCTTGCTTGAACCGCATAACCAGGACGGAACAGAATCTTTAGAAAATTCTTGTCCTCGCTAAAGTCATCATAGTATGGGTTAATATTAAAGTTAATTGGCATAGTTTTCTTCTCGCTGTCCTAAGATTTCCGTTATCTACGGTTTGATATTACAAATATTTATATCGAAGAAATCCAACCTTAGAATTCAACGATAAGTTTAATATCTTCAATCTGGTCAGCAGCACGAGTAATCGGTCTACGGTATTCCACATACAAGATATCACCGCTATAACGGTTTAGGTCACCACCATCAACGCCACCTGAATCAACAGATGCAGTTGCAGCAGAATCACCACCAGTGATTACTTCACCAGCAACGAATGTACCAACAACGTTGATTAGAGAAACGATTCCGTTTCCAGTATCCCATGATAGGACTTTACCAACTGCGCCAGAAGTACCACCAGTTACGATTTCGTCTTCCAAGAATACACCAGAAGCACCAGTAACAGTTAGGTTCCAATCTTGAGCGTAGGTGCTGTTAGAAGCAACTGCGTCATCGACTGACTGAGTTGGGTCACGAAGGATACCAATCTTACGGTAGTCGTTGTTTGTTGGGAAGTTACCACCTTCACCATACTCAAGGCGAGAGTTGAGCATTACATAGAAACCACCAAGTTCATGGATTGGGTCAGATGCATGACCGCCTTTTGGTGCAATGACTGCACGAGCAGAAGCACCAGAACCAGTTGAGTCGGTGATAGTAATGTTTGCATATGAGTATGCAGAACCACGGTTCTGAACAGTGATAGCAGTAATAATACCGTTGTCAACAGTTGCAGAAGCAGTAGCAGAAACACCGTCACCAGTGATGGTGATAGTTGGTGTACCAGAGTAGTTAGTACCACCCGCAGTTACTAGGATAACGTCAATTGCGCCATCAGTAGCAGACTGAGAAACAGTACCGTCTGCACGAACTGGAACCCACTCAGGTGTTACGAACTTGAGTGTTTCAGCGGCAGTGATTGTGTACATGTATTGCCACTTGTACGCATCTGCGGTTGTGAATGGGTCTGCGGCAGTACCAGTAGGTTCTACGGTTGAAGCAGAGTCGCCATTGTTAAAGAGACATTTGTAAACGTCATATGAAGAGTTTACAACATAGAACTCTGAACTGAACAAAGCAGCATCTTCATGGTCATACTGTGCGTATGTGGTACCAGAAGTCCAATCATAGCGAGGGATAACGTGTGATACCTCACCAGATTGTACACGCTTGGCAGAAATCATATCACGCCAATGGTCAAATTCTGTTTGGTCAAATGAGTCAATAGGTGTAGGTGGTGTTACGTCATCACCTGTTTCACCTGCGTTTGTTCCCCATGGGTCTACACGCCCAATGAAGAGATACATGTTGGTTGCAGCGGTCTCTGAGAACGCTTCAACAAACTGTTCCGCATTATGTAGACGGAACTTGCTAGTTACGATTGCTGGCATTTTTTATTACCTCCGAAGTGTTAAAATTACCGAAATGACATTTCCTTATAGTGTCACTTCTATTTATAATCAAAAAATCAATGTTTTTCCGTTGTTTTTATATCAAAACTAAAAACCATATCATAGTATTTAGTAGTCATCGCATCATAGTGTACCGATAATGTTGTCCTCACTGTCTCTAATATATCCTGTTAGAGAAGTGGTTACCAACTGTGAGTTAGCAATACTTCGAATTGGAGTATTGTCTGGGTCAAAACTGCCAATGCTCTGTTGCTCAATAGAAACAATTTTGAACGGAACCATTTGCTTACTGTTGGTAATGTTCTGTTCATCTCCACCTTGCATCTTCACATTGTATGCAGATTGATTTCTCATATATCTTGTCGATTGTGAAGTTGTAGATACTGTCATATCCAACTGTCGAATCGACATGATTTCAATTCTTTGTTCTTCTGTTGAAACCCCAACGTAAACCATTGGTACGCTCAACTCTTTAACAACATACTCTACAGGAATATTTCTGTAGAAAGTATCTCTTGGAACCACAATCAAAGATGTTGGGTCTAATGCTCTGATAGCAGAGTTACCATCTAGACTTCCAATCAATACATCTTGGTAATCACGAATCTCTTTGAGTCCGATTGTGATTGTAAGTTCGTTTGTCTTAACTTCAACTGGTCTCGCAATTACTTCAACTTCACGAGGTGAAGTCAATAGATAATTGTGAGTTGTCCAATGTCTGTGGACTTCTTTATGTACATCGACTGTCAAATCCGCATTCAATTCGATTGTCGGATTCATCAATGTAGCAGTATTTAGTAGGTTCTCATGGGGTTGTCCTGTGATGGTACTGACAGGTCTCCAATCCGCACCGCCCATAACAGAGTCAATCAAAATCTGAATTTCGTTAGTCTTCAACTCAACGAACTGTGGTGTGACTGCAACCGAATGAGGATGCATCAACAAGAATGTATGTGTCTGAGTCTGTCTATGAATCTCACGAGTAACATCAATAGTCAAATCTGCGACTTCACCGATATTGATTTCTTTGTTGTAGAAACTTTCAACATTAGCAGACACATCAGTCAATAGATTTATTTCTCTATTGTACTGAGATGCAACATCCATCAAAGTTTGCGTTTCTAGGTCAATAGACATTTCCAATGTACGGAAAGTATCGACTGTCATATCTTGAGAATCTAGAATAATATTAAGAATCTCAGTACGCAACTGTCTTCCGACCAATTGACTGTCAATGCGAACATGCAAGGACAAGTCTCTTGCCCATCTCTTGATAGTATTCCATTCGTCTTCAACATCTTGAATGGTTTGACCTGGATATGTCCAATCACGAATTTCGCCAACACCAACCAAGATGGTAAGGTCTCTGCGAGAGTCGTGACCCTTAATATCCGCAACACCTTGAATGCTAATTTCACGTTGGTAATTTTGCGTGATATCATCAATACTAGTTTCAAGACTCAAGTTAGAGATGATATTTCTGATACCTATTCTGAATGTGTCAAGTCCAGTGACTTGAACATCAATAGTCTCATCAGTTAGGTCATTCAATCGTCTGACATAAGTTGAGGAAACATCTACTGGAGTCTCACCCAAAAGATGCATTTCACGTTCACCAACAGAGGTGATATCATCAACAGTGATTTCCAAACTTTGCAAATCTTGATTGATAATCTTCTTGAATGTATGGACACCAACTTCTACATTATCTTGTAGGAAAATTTCACGATTAATGTGTCTTGTAATTTCAACTTGGTTATCAATAATAATATTCTCAACTTCTCTAACCAATGGGAAAGATAAAATTGGGAATGAGTATACTTGCAAATCAGTTGGGTCAATACCAAGATTTGCTTCCAAGAAATATTGTTTCTTCTGCGAGGTAGGTTTTACGTTACCTTCTACGTCAACAAATTTATCAATAACATTTGGGCGTTGGTAAGTTTGACCCGCTTTTATACCACCACCATAAGTAACAGTATCCGCAAATACTTGCTTAAACAACATGATTGTCTTTTTGTATTTCGGAATCTGTAGACCACCAAGACGTTGAGAAACGATTAAGTCGTTGGGGTCATTTTGGAAGTTGTTGAACATCGCAACTGGTGCGTTGTTAGTGATGAACACCTCACCAAACAATTCCATACCAGCAGGGTGAACCAACTTCTTGATTGTGTCACGATAGTTTTCAATAGACAAACCAGTACGAAGAACGTAAGAGAATGTCTGATAGTATTTGTTATCTTGTAGATATTTTGCTTCTGATAGGTGACCATCGTCATTACGGAATGAACCTGGGTGTCTTGCGATAGAACCGATTCCCAAAGTAACAGAAGCATCGCCTCCACCGTAATTGCTCAAATCAATTGTAGGTGCTTCGTAGTACAAAGCACCGAAGTTTTGGTTTAGAACCTTAACCTCTTTAATCTTACCGATGTTGTCGCCTCTAGCACGAACTGCTGCACCTGTACCAGTTGCAGATACAACTTGCACTGTAGGTACTCTGCGATAACCAGAACCAGAATTTACGAGTTTAATTTCACGGATAGACCCGTCTGCAAGGAAGAGCATATCCATAACTGCACCAATTTCAGCAGTCTCGCCCAATCCTTCATCGTAAGTAGCACCACTAATAGAATATGAAAATTCAACACGAATAATTTTGTCGTTGACAATATCTTCTTCTTCATCAATAAATGGTTGGTCTGTTAAACTAATAACTGGTGAGGTAGATGCTTCTGCTTCCTCAATTGTATCTTCAATATAAACACGGAAATAATCCCACTTAACAGTACCACCATAATCTCCATCTGAGATATTAGTCAAGTCACCATCAAATCGAGCAGAACCAGGTCCATGTACAGAAAAATACATAGTTCTTGTAACTGGTGTGTCATTCAATATATCTTGAAGTTTTTCAAAGTGAACTGGTGAACCAGCAGAACCTCTACCAGTATAATCAATATCTTGGGTACCTGTTGTCTCAATATAATTCATACCTGAAGTTGAAACATCAGAAACGAATGCGAATGCACCACTACCACCAATTTCAGCAGAACTTTGGAATTGAACTAGGTCATTAACTTGATAGTTAGAACCACTTTGTAAGATATTGATACCAGTAACAGAACCTTGGAAGATAGATGAAATTTGTGCAATAGCACCCACACCACTATCGCCAGGTGCAGTGTCAACTTGTAGAAGTGTACCAGCAGAATAACCAGTACCGCTATCATTAACAGTAATTGTTGTCAACATTGGGACGATACGGAATTCAATCGGATTTCCAATATCATCAATATAATAAACATATTGCCTATCTGCTTCATCATCAGAAGTAGAATAGAAGAAATCACCCAAACCAGTTAGGTTGGTGATATATGCTTCTGTGATTAGATTGTCGCCCAAGTAGAATTGAATAATACGGTCTACTTTTGCAGTTGCCCAAATTCTAGTTTCTGGAATATTAGTATATGGGTCAACATAAACATAATCTTGTTGAATCGTTTTACCAGTAAGTTGGAAAACGTCATAGTTGTTATCGTTCAATAGACGAACAGAAGTAACAGTAGACCACTTACCATCAGATGCACGAAGAATATCATTCTTCGGATAATAGAATTCAACTTGCTCATTAAAGAGGATGTTGAAAAGGAATTCGTATGACTTCTCTGTACCCTTTGAAGAGTAGAATGAGCGAATGTTTTTGATTAGAGTGCGCTTATCTACCTCAATATCTTTTGGGATTTGAGTTAGGAATTCATTTTCAAGATGCTCTAAGAATAGGTCAACAGACGTATCTACGTCTTGAGATTCTAAAAGTTTTTGTACGTTAAAGTCTGTGTTGCCAGGTTGACTCAACCACTCATAGTACGCTTCCATGAAGCGTTGGAACATTGGATATTCTGCACTAACAAAACCAGGGAGTTGGTCTCCCAAAGCATGTTTAATAGAACGGTCAATGTGTTGAACGTTTGTTAGAGATGCACCGTTTGCAAGTAGAACAGAGTCTTGATAAAAAAGTTTAGGAACAGGACCTTTTGGAAGAACAATCTTAACTTGTCCTTGGTCTGCACCATTACCAGTTACTTGGAAGTCATATAATGAACCATCACCAAGCACCCTATCTACTTTAATGTAGAAAGGGTGACCTGGTGTCTGTACGTTGAAGATGTAAGTATTCCCACTCTGTAAGTCGAGTGGGGGAATTTCTTGTCGATTAATCAGATAACGATTATTCGCACTGAGCGTTACATCATAGGTATATGTTGCCATCTAACTTAGTTCCCAGCAAAGATTTCGTTGATTTTCTGAGTGTATCTGATTTGTGAATCAGTAGCATTGACTAGAATATCCTCTGGTAAAATCTCCAAGATTTGATTTCGAATAGAGAATATATCATGGTCAGAAGGAACTACTGTAATCACTAACTCAGTATCATCATCGGATTCGGGAGCAAAATCAAATACTTGAACACGACCAGTGTCATAATTTACTGTACCCAATCCAGTATCAATCAAACGTCTTTCGCCAACAACAGTCTTATAGATGTTGAGGTTCCCATGTCCGTCATCTGAAATATAGCACTGATTATCCCCAAAGTAAGTAAACGTATTTGTTACGATAGAACCAAAGTGTCCTTCGTGTGGATATTCTAGTGGGTTTGAAAATGCAGCAGAATATGACTTAGACACGTTTGGTGTCATAGGAAGTTTAGTTGCAAGTTTCAATGTAACGTTAGAGTTTTCGATTGCTTCGTTTGATTCATCAACAATCTTACTGAAATTTGAATATCTAAAATATGCTTTAAATTGCTCAAGTTTAGTATTTGAATAATTCAATGCTGCTGCTTTCACATGCGCTTCAATATCTGCCGCTGCATAACCACCAACTTCACGGTTAAAATAAACTTGAATATTTGGTTGAAGGAAGATGTATGATGGGTCAATGATTTCTGGTGTAATAGAAACCACATTACGTTCTTTTAGAATAGAATCGACAATCTCTGCTTTTGCAATTTCGTTAATTACAAAACCACTCTTTGGTTTTAGGGCAATATAAACCTTACCATAAACTGGTGGGTCATTCTCTTCACCGCCCCATGATGATACTGCTTGAACATCAGGGTAGTTTTGTAGAATTGCGGTTCTGTAGTCAGTAGAAGTTACCACACGGTTTTGTGCGTTAAAGTTTAGCGGAGCAAGGTAGCGAATTGATTCAATGCCTTCACGCTCTGCACCACCAGTAGATTTTGTATTTCCAACGGCAACAACAATCTCTTGAGCATAACCCTCAATTGGTGTTGTGTATTTAAATTTATTCGCACCGTTTGCATCAGGACCATTAGTAGCAAGATAGTTAATCATAATGATATTATTATGCTCTAGTGCTTTACCCATATTCCCATCACCAAAGTAAATCTCATATAGTTCTTTGGAAGTTTCTTGCAAAAAGAATACTGGACTTTCAGAAGTTAGGTTTGAAATAGAAACCGTCTTTAGGAAAGTTTGTGTTTGTAGGTTGGTTGCAGAACGTTGCACTTTAACATCAATAGTTGAAGTATCTACATTACTGTTCTTAATAATGAAACGTTGAGAAGGGTCATTGTTATCAAAAACATATTCTTGATTGATTACGTTGCCTTCGTATAGATAAATATTCGGAGTGGAGTAAATATAGTAATCTCCATCCAAAGATTCTTGTGTTGCGTTGTGAGAATCCACTGTGTTAAATTTGTAAGTAACACCATCAATCTCACTGTCGTAAGTTGTATACTTTGGAATAGAAATACTTGAAGGTAGTGGGTTAGTTGACGCAGGTACCTTAATTTTAATCTGTACTGCAATTCGTGATGAACCAGCAGAACGAGGAGTATACCCCAACATCTTTGCACGAGACACAACGGACTCACGCATCTGTGCAGTATCCAAGAACATTTCGTTTGCAACCATGTTCATGTAGTACGCATTGTAGTGTGTGTTATACGCAAGCAAGTCCAATAGCACTGCCATTGAACTGCCTTCGAAATCGTAGTCCTTGAATTGACTCTGAGACTTTAGGAAACCTTTAAGACTATCCTTAATCTGGTCAAAATCAAGTTCTGATACTTTTAAATCTGCCATTATCGAACTCTCTCTAAGAATGTTTCAACCGCTAATTCTTCTGCAATATTCTCGATATAGTACATGATGATAATCTCATACCCATTTTGGTCTGGATATCCATTTACTTTCACTTCCGATATCGTCACCCTTTTCTCAAAGTTTTGGATAACTTCGATTATTGCTAGTTTTAAGTTATCCTCACTGAACGAACTAAACGGTTCAAATAGGGTATCACGAATATTGCCACCGATTTCTGGATGAAACGGTCTCTCATAGTGAGAAGTCATAAGCAAGTTCAACATAGAACGCTTGACTGCTTCAACGTCTTTGACACGACCAATGTCACCCGTCACTGGGTGTGGCATGAAGTTCAAATCAAAGTCCGTATAGGTTGCAGTTTGTGTTTTTAGTAATGCTGACATTTCTCTCTTTATCCAGTTTGGTGTTATCCTATTTTATTTATAAGACAAGTCTAACCACCTGCGAATACGTTACCACTTCCAGCGGCAACAGAAGTACATCCGCTAATACCATCTCCAACACGACCACATCCCTTTTTGTTCACAAAAACGGTACCACTTCCACTTGCGATTGACGCTGCATGACCTGGGCATGGTGAACCTGGCAGTAGGTGTCCAGTATTCACATCACCTTGTCGTGATACTGGAATTCCGTTAGCAAATACATTACCACTTGCCGCTGCTCTAACCATTCCAGAACAGTGTGCGCTATCTGCATCGCCAATTCGTGTTACTGCGGGCATTATCGTGTCTCCCTTTTAAGTAATTCTTTGAATTTGGACTCGTATGAATCCATCTCCCTATGTTGTTCATCCGTATGAGGTGGTGGTGGAACATTAGGTAAAAACTTAATCACGTTTTCTATAACTTGAGGAATGTCCTCATATTTGTAGTATGTCCTAATCTGTCCATCCACTAAGACTACAAACACACCCTCCATTACGGATTTCTTTCCAAGTATGCAGTAATCCAAGCACCTGCGGCATCCCAATCATTACCAATACGGTGAGTCACACTTATAGTTTCTGTCTCTACCACATCAGGTACCAATGGGTCTTCCCAATTTACTGTAACATCAAATACAACATCCAAATAATCTTTCGTATCATTCTTTACGACAAGTAAGTCTTGTCCTTCTGGTACGTTAGAAAATCCACTCACTGTCTCAGGTGGAATATGCTTTGGATTCAATGGGTCAAAGTTATCATCATCGTCTAGGTTGGTTACTTGTCCCTTCTCAATGTAGATAATCTTATCTTCCCATCCCGCAGAGTACACCCCCTTAATAGTGACTGTATCTCCACTCCATGATAACTCAAGTCCCTTATCTTCGACTTGAGGTACCACGTTTGTCACTTCAATATTAATCTCACCCTCATCACCAATGATAGTAAAACTAACATCTACTTCCTTTTCTCTAATGGTTGGTGACGCTAATCCTGCTAATGCTTCTACATGAGGTGCGCCTTCAACCAAGTCAGCAGTTGTCAATGCCATCTTTTTTCCTATACTTTAATTTTTTTTCAAAAACCTCTTGACAAGTCTTGACAAGTGTGTTATTATACAGTTGTAGGGTTTATAATACCATATAGTATTTAGTATTAGTTCAAGTCGATTCTTGCACCGTCAATATCTACGTTACCACCTGCTTTGATAGTATAATTCCCACCGCACTCGTGCGTAACGTTTCCGCTTGTCTTCGTTGTTACATTACCAGTTGTGTCAATAGTAACATCGCCACCAGTGACAACAATATTAATTCCTCCACCACCATCAACTTTTAAATCTACACCTACGCCACCGCCTGTCATAATTTTCAAGTCAGCACCGTAGTTTACTGTTTCCCCACCTGCAACATGCTTGAATGAATTTCCATCTGTGAAGATGTGGGCATTGTTGATTGTCTTTTGAATCATATCTGCATTTGGTTGCATCTCAATACCAGTACCAGTATGGTGACGGATGTTGATTCGTGCTGCACCTGGACTATCATCCAATTCTAGTGCGTGTCCACTTTCAGATACGATTGCTTTGTTGTATGGATAAACCGCTGCGTATGAGGAAGCGGGTTCATCAAAGGTGGAACCGTCTGGTGCAGTTAGTCCAGTTTTTCTTGCACTGTCTGCAACTGCTTGACCCGCAGAAGGTGTACCAGTAGAAGCACCAGGAGTACCCGCTGCGGTCAAAGGTACATTTGCTTCTGGTGTAATTTCCGCTGGTGCGGTTCCGTCAGAAGGTACTACGGTTGAAGTAGAAACTGGTCTATTCGCCAAAGGTTCAGGACCTTCATCGCCCAAGTCATCTGCCCAACCACCAGCACCCTTAGTTGGGATTACCCCCAAGACATAAGGTACTTGCGCTGCTTCTCCATCTTGGAAAAACCCAAAGACCCAATCCCCAATACGAGGTGGGTTAATCTGAGGATTTGGTGATGGTTCGTAAATGACAACTGCCCACGGCAACGAAGCAGTAGGTAGTTGTTCAACATTATCTGTATGCCATCCAAGGCAACGTACTTTGACACGACCTAGTTGTTCTGGGTCATCTCTCTGTACAACTCGCCCCATCCACCATATGAAACCGTTACGTCCTGGTAGTCTTTGATTCTGCATCTTGTTTTACCTTCTCATAATCTACATTATCTTTGAGGTGTTCAAACTTATCTACCAAACCTTGTCTACACAATTCTTCTAGTGACACACTAGGTAGGTCTTTTAGTTTCTGTTTGTTTTCTTTATTGCTCATTACTTAAATAGTTCGCCAGTTTCTTTAGTCTTAGGAACGTTATCTTTCATCCAATCATAGATTTGTTGTTGCAACTCTTTATTGTCAACTGGACGCTTACCCTCTTTCTTAACTGTTACATATGTAAAATCTTTAACAACCAATTCGCCAGAGGCAGTTTTAACTGGTTTACCGCTTGCATCCAAGAAAGGAATTGTGTTTTCTCTATTATTTAGAATGACAGCAACCTTACCATCTAGACCACGAGGAATAGAACCAGTTACGATTTGGTGCATTGTTTTTGCAGCACCAACGTGTGTTTTCAACATGATGTTATCTGGAACAACCCTTGCACGACCTGCGTTATTCTTAACTGCAACTGCATAGTTTGTTAGTACCCACACCAAATGTACATTGGTTGACTGATAACCAACACCTTCTAGTTTTGGTAGAACGTCTGTAATATCTTCAATATCTTTTAGAGTAACGTCAAAAATAATATTTGGAAGTCTATCTGCTGATACATCTGTTAGAAGCAAATCAAGAGACTTCTCTTTGATTCCCTTGTCTTTTACAAATGTGTGTAGTTTGAAAACGTCTTTACCATTACGCAAGTCTAGACCTTGAATCTCAGGATACTTATCTTTCAATTTAGCAATTTTTAGTAAAGCAACTTTCCACTCATCAACGTCACGAATTTTGTATGATGAACTATCCAAAAACTTTGAGATAGCAAACCCTTTACCAGAACCTGCACCGCCTGCTAGAAATACAACTTGTCCGTATTTCGCTCCGTTGTTAAACAGAATTAATTTTTCTTGTAGGTCTTGTGCTTCTTCTTGAGTGTTCACGACCCACTCTGTAAGTGATTTCATTTACTTTCTCCTTATGGTACTAAACTGTCAATCGTTTCTCTAGATGAATCTTTGACAACTCGGACGTTCTGTAAGTATTGTTCTTGTGTCCAGTTGTGATTAATTGCGGTAATCAAAGCGTTTCCACTAATCTGACTATCGTTTAAAAGTCCTTGGTCAACACCAACAGTAGCAGGTAGGTTTACATCAACCACATCACCAATCTTTCTATTAGTATTACCGTTCAACTCCAAGTCAATCTTCATGCCTTGCATCAAGTTTGCTTGAATTCTTTGTGTTTGTGCAAACTTCTCTACGCCGCTTGGGTTTGGTTCAGAAGCATCTGTAAATAGTAACTGTAAGTTTGCTTGAGCATTCGCAGTAGAAGACCTATACACTCTTTCAAACTGACTGCCCATTGGAAGATTTGGTTCCATAGTCTCAATCTTCTTAAACACATCTTTAACTGCTGTATCTACAAAAGCAACAGAACCTTGAATTGGGTCAAATGTAATTTGAGTGCTTGCGGTTCCACCACCAACAACTCTCTTCAAGTTATCGCCTTGGTCAATAATATTGTAGTTACGAATTGCTTGGTTATTTGCTGCAACATCATCTGCGCCACAAATGTTTTGACCTGTCCAAGTCAATTTTTCTCTTTGGTCAGAATCGACTTTAGGTTCGATTTCATCCATTAGAGATTGAACTGTTCTGAAATGAAAACCGTCAAGTCCTTCCCAAAACTGATAGTCTGAACCTTCACTATACTTTGCAGATTGTGCAGTCTTTTTCATTTCGTTAATGATTCTCGTTGGAGACCATTGACTAAAAGACATTCGTCTTGGATTCTTAGTTTTTTCTACATCAAATTTCTTATCAACTTTTAGGTGTTGATTATATATCTTTGTAACTTCATCTGAAATAAGTTTACCGTCAAATCCAATGCTTATCGGATTTGTAATATTCTTGAATGCTTCCTTAGACATAAAGTGAAGCACATATGCTTGGGTTAAGTTACCAGTGGAAGCACGACCTGAAACTTTATAAACTTGAAACTCATGGTCAATTGTTTGGTCTGCACCTGGCGTTTCTATTTTAATGCTGAGAAATTCTTCACCACTAATTGGTGTTTGTTCAATCAAACCAGAAGAGTCAGATACCATTAGAGTACCGTGTAAAAACGGTTTATAGATATCTTCATAAATATGCATCTCCACCATGATACCAGTAACATCAACTTCTGTACCAGTACCATACTGTGGTTTGATTTTAATTTCGTCAACGAGATAGTCACTCGCCCTTTGCATTCCTGCTGACATATTATACTATTACCTTATCTGGGTTCAATAAGTCTTTTAACTCATCAACAACTTGGGCAACATGGATTGGTTTAAGAAGACGGATAGTTCTATTTTTGTTATTCAATTCTTCTTCATAAACAATGTTGGAAACTTCCCTACGTTCATCTGCTGGGATGCTCAACCATTGATTATAGTCAACCTCTACTCCCCTTACGGTATCTTCGTAATGATGTGTTGCTTTTAACGTAGCAATTTTATATTGTCCAAACTGCATAGAACCTTCTAATGTTGTTCCATCGCTTGCAATCATTACTGTATTTGCTTGTTCGCCCTTTTCGAAAGACCCTCTAGTTTGGTCAATTCCAATACGACCAGTTGAAGGATTCCATTGAAGAACAATACCTTCTGCACCAGAAGTTACGCCAGCAATCTTTGCGCCAACTTTAATGTCACCACTAAATGAGTTGGTATTTAATGTCACGCCCTTATACTTTACATTCACATAGTTTGAGAATGTTTGATAGTCCATACCTACATCCCAACGTCCGTCAGGTGTAGTATTCATCATCATAACAATCCAGTGAAGACCTGCATCATCGTAATACTTATCTGCAATCATTTCTGGGGTATCCCCTTCTTGCAAATCGTATCCGTAAAAGATGCGTCCATCATCACGCAATAGTTCTTTAATTTTGTTTCTCACCATAATGTTGGTAAGAATCTTCTTTTCTCCTTGCAAGTTATATTGAACTTGTGGATACTTTAGAAAAAATCTGTTCTTCTTAGATAGCATATTTTACCCCCTTAAAATGGCATTGCGCCATCAAGACGTTCTTTAGTGAGGTAAGAAGTCTCTTTGAAGTTTAATGTTAAGTCGATTTCCGCAGGTGAACCATCCTCAAATTGTGCGGCAACACCAGAACCAGAACCGTTAACGTTCATTCCAGTTAGGACTGCCTCACAGAATCCACCGTAGAATCCTTTGTCGCCTGAAATGTTAATTGAGAATACAGACGGAACATCGAAAATTGCTTGTCCAGTACCTGCTTTAAAGTTTGGGTGCATGTGATATTTTAGTTTATTGATAGCACCGATAACTCCTGCGGATTCTCCCGCATTACGAGGGAAGAATTTAAACGTGAAGTTGAATTCACGGAAACCAACTCCTTGGAACATAACTTCCATGTGGTTGTTATATGCAGTACCCGTCTTCTTGTAGACGGATGCTTTAAGACCAGAAAGTCCAGTAAAAGATTCTATTGCCCCACCAGCAGTATCCGCACCTGCTGCCGCTGCTCTTGCACCAAATTCTCTAAGTCCGTCCATAAAGTTATCTGATTGATATGCCTTGAGCATATTCGACATTTCAGTTTCTTGGTAGTTCGCAGTGTATTGCATCTCAATCTGTTGTGGCAGATAGAAACGAATATTACCTAAACCAAATGTCAAAGAACCAGAGATGGGTTTATTCTTTACATACGAATTGTTGGGGTTCAACTGTGGTGTAAAGGTAATACTAGGTCCGTTGTGTCCAATCGGAAACTGAAAATTAGGTGCTGCAAACTTACTGCCAAAAAGTTTTGACAGTGGGGCAGCAATTTTTGCGGCAAGGTTTAACGCCATGGGAATCCTCTGTTTGTTGTCCTAATAAATAAGGTGTAGTGTTCCATATATTATTTATAAACTATTTATAAGGCGGTTGAGAATTATGGCGTATAAGGGTAGGTATTCTCCTCAGAATCCACAAAAATACAAGGGAGACCCCACAAAAATTATCTATCGCTCTCTATGGGAGCGTAAGTTTATGATATATTGTGATACCAATGCCAATGTGTTGGAATGGGCAAGTGAAGAAGTAATCATCCCATACAGAGACCCCACTAGCGGAAAGAACCGCAAATACTATCCAGATTTTTGGGTCAAGTATATAGACAAGGAAGGTAAGATTGCTATTCGTCTGATAGAAGTCAAACCAAAAAGACAACTCCTAGAACCAGACCCTAAGAAAAAGTATAACACACCTACAGGTCGTTTGTCAACAAAATATGTCAGAGAAGTTAAGACTTATGCAGTGAACCAAGCAAAGTTCAAGGCAGCAAAAGAATTTTGTCTAGACAGAAAGTGGCAGTTTCAGATTCTAACAGAAGACCATTTAACTTAGACGTATAAATAGATATAGCAATCTAACTATAGGCAACGGACTAATTAATGGCAGCATCATATGTGTTTAACGATATTCTCTTGGACGGGGTTCGCTCTGGGGTTATTCCAGCACGAACTAAAAAAGCAAGAGAATGGTATCGTGACAAAGCAAAGTCTACGAGGGTTACTCAAGGTAAACTTTTGAGTGACGATGAACGTATGCGTAGTCGTGTACTACCTGGTACAATGATGATGTTCGTATACGATGCGAAGACTAAAAAGAAACTCCCATACTACGACAGATTTCCACTCACAATTATTGTGGACACTGCACCTGGGGGTTTTGTTGGTTTGAACTTGCACTATCTACCTCTAGCACAACGTGCGAAGTTGATGGATGCCTTATACTCAGTTGCAACCAATAAAAAATATGATGATAAGACTCGCCTTGCGTTAAACTACCAAACACTAAAGGGTGCAGCAAAGTTTGCAGCGTTCCGTCCGTGTTTCAAACGCTATCTAAGCAGTCAG